TATGAGGGGACGCGTGGCCGAAATTGGAAGTTTGAGGTTTGCCGTGGCAAAAGGTCGCAAGCCAACGCCGAAACCCATACTGCAAATGCGTGGGTCTCGCGTGCGAGGTCCGCACAAGAGCGGCATCGACGCACCGCCTGGAGTTCCTTCTGCCCCCGGATGGCTCTGCGATATCGCCCGCGAAGAGTGGGAGCGAATCTTGCCGATGCTGGAGGCCAGCAAGGTCATGAGCCCAAGGCACCAGCAGACCCTAGCCTGCTACTGCGACTCGTTCGCCGACATGGTGCAGGCCGACGCCGAACTCAAGGAAGGCGGCACGACCATCGTGGACGAGAAAGGTAGGGTGAGTAATCACCCGGCTTGGCTGCGGAAGCGCGACGCCCGCAATCAGATGCTCAAGTTCGCGTCAGAGTTCGGGCTCACGGCTTCCGCTCTGGCCCGCGTCTCGGCGGTGGAAAATGCCCCGAAGGAAGACGACGAAGACCGCCTCATGTTCGGTTGACAAGCCGTGCAGGACGTGCCCGTCATGCTTGGCCGTGCGGTTCTTTCACAAGTACCTCACGCACGCGAAGGGTGAGCTCGGCGGCAAACCGTTCGTGCTGGAGCGGTGGCAGCAGGAATACGTGCGACGCTTGTTCGAGGCTCGCGACGGTGTTCGCAAGGTGCGAACAAGCCTGCTAGCGATTCCCCGCAAAAACGGGAAGAGTTCGCTGTGTGCTGGCATCGCGCTGAAGCTGCTCTTGGAGAACGAGCCTGGTGCCGAGGTGTACTCGTGTGCCGCCGATCGCGACCAGGCTCGGCTCGTATTCGAGATGGCAAAGGTGTGCGTCGAGCAGAGTCCGTCGCTGCGGTCTCGCCTCAAGGTCTACCGCAACTCGATCGTCAGAGAGGAAACGCACTCGTTCTACAAGGCGCTCTCGGCCGAGGCGTTTACGAAGCACGGGCTCAACGCTCACGGCGTGATCTTCGACGAGTTGCACGCCCAGCCCACTCGCGAGCTCGTGGACGTGATGCAGACTTCGATGGGTGCCCGTCGCCAGCCGATGCTCGTCTACATAACGACAGCGGGCTACGACCGCAGGAGTGTGTGCTGGGAAATCTGGAAGTACGCCGAAGCCGTCTCAAGCGGTGCCGTCAAGGACGAATCGTTCCTCCCGGCGATATATGCCGCTGCGGTCGATGACGATTGGCGGAATGAAGCGACGTGGAGGAAGGCGAACCCGAACCTCGGCGTGAGCGTGAAGCTCGACTACCTACGCAGCGAGTGCGCCAGGGCGGTCGAGATGCCGTCATACGAAAACACCTTCCGGCAATTGCACTTGAATCAGTGGACCGAGCAAGACACTAGGTGGCTGCGGATGGATCACTGGGCGCAGGGCAACCCGCCCTGCCCGACTTCGCTTCTCGGCCGGGAATGCTGGGGCGGTCTCGATCTGGCGACGACCTACGACACGACATCGCTCGTTTTGCTGTTCCCGCTGGAGGATGGGACGTTTTGGGTCGAGCCGCACTTTTGGATTCCCGAGGAAAACATGCGGGACCGGGTGCGGCGTGACAAGGTTGCCTACGACGTGTGGGCCAAGCAGGGGCACATGCACCTGACGCCCGGCAACGTGACCGACTTCGACAAAGTGCGTTCGGACATCAACGAAATCGCCTCCCGATACGCCATCCGCGAGATCGGGATCGACCGGTGGAACGCGACCCAGTTGGCGAATCAACTGCAAGGGGACGGGGTAAACGTCGTAGGGTATGGACAGGGCTACGGCTCGATGAGCGGTCCGGCAAAGGTGCTGGAATCGCTCGTCGTGTCAGGCAAGCTCCTGCATGGCGGGCACCCGGTGCTCGCGTGGCAGGCTGGAAACGTAGCGGTGCAGCACGACCACAACGGCAACATCAAGCCGTCTAAGGCGAAGAGCAACGAGAGAATCGACGGCATCGTCGCGCTAGTGATGGCCCTTGGCGTCCATGCCTCGCAGACCATCAAAGGACCGGCAACCGAACCCTCCATCCTCTTCCTATGATCGCCCCATCAGATCGCATCCTCTGGCTCCCGACATCCGAGTACGAGTCTCGCAACTGGGACTACGAGTCGGGTGGCTACGGCGGCAACCGCAATCCATCGGGCGTGCGGATCGACCCTGAGACAGCGCTCCGCTCGACCGTCGTTCTCGCGTGTGTTCGAGTGCTCTCGTCCAGCGTGGCCGGGCTCCCGTTGCATCTCTACCGCCGTCTTCCCAACGGCGGGAAGGAGGTCGCCCGCGAGGTGCCGCTGTACCGCATCCTCCACGAGCGGCCGAACGGCTGGCAGACCTCCTATGAGTGGCGAGAGCAGATCATGCTCCACCTGCTCACGCACGGGCAGGCGTTCGTCGAGATCGCCGGTGCCGGTCCTGCGACGCAGCTGATCGTGCTGCACCCGAGCCGGATGCAAGTTGAGCGGATTGAGAACGGGCGGCTCCGTTACCGCTACCGCGAGGATCGCGGCACCGAGACGATCTACTCGCAGGACGCGATCATGCACCTGCGCTGGCTGTCTGACGACGGCGTCAACGGCATGGTGCCGGTCGAGCTCGCCCGCGACGCGATCGGGCTGGCCCGTGCGTGCGAGATTCACGGCGCGTCGTTCTTCGGCAACGGCGCTCGGCCCGGCGTGGTTCTGTCTACGGACAGCACGATCTCAGCCGAGGCGGCCGAGGCGCTCCGCAACGGGTGGGAGCGTATGCACCGTGGCAGCGAGCGAAGTCACCGCACGGCGGTGCTTCAAGGTGGACTGAAGCCGATCGAGATCGGCGGCGGAAATATGCAGGAGTCGCAGTTTCTGGAGACGCGCCGCTTCGCCGTCGAGGAAATCTGCCGCATCTACGGCGTGCCGCCGCATCTTGTGGGCGACCTGACGCGGTCGTCTTTCTCGAACATCGAACAGCAGTCGCTCGACTTCGTGACGAACGGTCTCATGCCGTGGCTGCGTCGCATCGAGCTTGCGGTCGGTCGCGACCTCATCACAGACGACACGCTCTTCGCCGAGTTCGACACTCGCGGCTCGCTGCGGGCCGACGCTGCGGGGCGTGGCTCCTACTACAACACGCTGTGGAACCTCGGCGTACTGTCGGTCAATGAAATCCGGGCGCTGGAGAACCTCAACCCCGTCGATGGCGGCGACGTGCGGTTCGTGCAGTTGAACATGACGACGCTCGACAAAGCTGCGGCTGATCCCGAGCCGACGCCGGTCGTCGAGGACATTGTCGTCGAAGAGCCGGTTGCCGAGGCGGTTCCGACCGACGCTCCGACTGTGTTAGAGGTTGTCGAGCAGTACCGCACAGGTGCCCTGACGATTGACGGTGCGAAGGCGTTGCTGATGGTGTCGTTCCCCGGCACGTCGCCGCAGATGATCGACGCGATCCTCGCAGGCGTGGTTCTGCCGCAGCCTGAACCAGCAGCGGATGCGCGGCCGCAGCTTGTGCCCGATGTGGCTCCCACGCCCGCGAGGTCGCTCGAGTCTCGAGCCATGACGATCTCGATCGACTTCGACCGCACATTCGCGGCCGACCCTGCGATGTGGGGCGAGTTCGCCCGCAAGTCGGTAGCCGACGGGAACACTGTCGTGATGATCTCGCGTCGCCCCGAGGAGGACCGCGAGACGGTCATGGGCACGCTGGGCGAGTACGCCGATGCGTTCTCCCAAGTGTTGCTCGTGGGTGGCGACACGCTCAAGGCTGACGCGGCTGCGGCGGCTGGCATCGACGTAGACGTGTGGGTCGATGACAGCCCGCAGACGATCCGCTCCGCAGAGCAGCGTGCCGAACCCGGCACCGTCGCCGAGGGCGACTTCGTCTCGTGGGGCTCGTCTGGCGGGCGAGCTCGCGGACGCATCGACCACGTCATGGACTACGGGCGGCTCGACGTGCCCGGCACTGACTTCGCGATCGACGCGACCGAGGACGACCCGGCTGCGCTGATCACGGTCTACGAAGAAGTGAGTGGCGGGTGGCGGGCGACCGACACGCAAGTCGGGCACAAGGTGAGCACGCTCACGAAGATCGACCCGCTGCCCGAGCCGCCGCCTGCGGAGGAGCCACAGAGCAGAAACTGCGGCACAGGCGGCGAAGGGTTTGAGCCCGGCAACACGTGCGGCAAGGGCGGCGGCGGAGGCGAATCGGATTCCGGCAGCGGTGGTGCAGGGCAGTCTCCGGGCGGCGGTCTCAAGCCGCCAAGCAAAAAGCACGACATCAAGCTCCCGAAAGACCCGAAGCGACTGACGATTGATCAAGCGGATTCAGCGATGAAGCAGATGGGCTACGAAGTTGGCGGCACGGTCACGCAGAAAGAAGGCGGCAGTTGGGTTTCCAAGACCGCCTACAGCGATAGCGACGGCAAGGTTGCTTCGCTCTCATCGAAGTCCGTGACCGCGTTTGTGTACGCGAACCACTCCGATCCAGACGTTGCCAAGACCAAGATGCCGAGGCCGAGGAAGCGGGGCGGTTGATGTCACGATACGACCACATCGACTTTACGCCGCCGGCAGGCGTGCGTGAGGAGGCGGCCCGAGGGCTTGCATGGCGAAGCGAATACGGCCGAGGCGGCACGGCAGTCGGCGTTGCCCGAGCACGAGACCTGTCGAACGGCAGGACGATCAGCCCAGAGACGGCACGCCGGATGAAGGCGTTCTTCGACCGGCACCAAAGCGACAGGCAAGGCGAGGGATGGAGTCCGGGCGAGACCGGATTCCCGTCGAACGGTCGGATAGCACACGCCCTGTGGGGTGGCGACTCGGGCTATTCATGGAGCAGAAAGCTTGTGACGCAGATGAACGCAGCAGACGAGAACGACAGGAGTGCGACGATGAACCTTGAGCGACGTTCCCTCGCGATTGACGAGGTCGAGTCGGCGGTGCCGCTGCTCGCGGTCGAGAGCCGCAGCGTGGATGACGGCACCGAGCGCGAGTACATCGTCGGCTATGCCGCGAAGTTCGGCGTGTTGTCGCTGGAGCTCGAAGGCTCGTTCGTCGAGCGGATCGACCCCGGTGCGTTCGGTATCGTCGCCGAACGACGCGGGCGTCGAAAGGCGCTGGAGACGCGGGCGCTGTGGAACCACGACGCGAACTACCCGCTCGCGCGGTATCCCGGCACGCTGCGGATGACGGTGGATGAGGTCGGGCTCCGCTACGAGTTTCCGGTGCCCGACACGACCTACGGTCGTGACATCGCCAGCAACATCCGGGCGGGCATCGTCAAGGGCTCGTCGTTCTCGT